GGGCTGTTTTCTAGAACCTCTAGTGGCGTTAAGACTGTTTCATCTAACACTTCTAGTGGTATAAAAAGATTATTTTCATTTGTATTTAACGGAATTAAAAAGGTTGTTCTTGGAATTATAAATGGTGTCAAGAAAATAGTATTAGGTACTGTAAACGGAATTAAAAAGGTTGTATTAGGGATACTCAACGGAATAAAGAGATTAGTATTAGCAATACTTATTGGTATAAAGAATTTTTTCATGGCTATCTGGAATGGCATAAAAACAATCTTCTCTAAAATATGGGCTAACATAAAGAAATTGTATTTTGTAGTCAGGAAGATACGACAAATGATAACTAAAGCTAGAAGAAAACTATTTGGGATACGATAGAGTGAGCTTTCTTGAAGAACTAGGTCCTCCTGAAGAGGATATAAACGAAAAAGACTTTGAGGAAAAAATCAAAAAGATAAGTCCTTTTGATTATGTTCAAGCAATAAATTATACAAAAGAGGATCTGATATTAGATGAGCGAACTGAAAAAGAGTATAATCCTTTCATTATTAATCGTGCTATGGGTTATTCTCCCGATACTGTTATTGCTGGCAACGAGATGAACTCTCGCCCACATCTAGATAAAAAGATGCAGTTTGATTTTTTGAAAGGTGTAGTTAGAAAAGGAAAAAGATATAACAAGTGGATAAAGTCTGAAGAGTCTAATATAAAAGCAGTTCAAGAATTTTTTGGTTATAGCTTTATCAAAGCAAAAGAAGCATTGCGTATTCTATCTGAAGATGATGTAGAGCTTATAAAATTGAAGTTACAAACCTCTAAAGGGGGAAAATTATAAATACCTATGTGAATTGAAGTCGTAATAATATAGGTATTTGAAAAATGAACGACCGTAGTAATTTTTTTGACATTGATTATCCTGGATACTCTCCGTTAGAAATCAAATTAGACAACCCAGAAAACTTTTTAAAAATAAAAGAAACCCTCTCAAGAATTGGGGTAGCTTCCCGCAAAGATCAGATTCTTTATCAGTCTTGTCATATCCTGCACAAGCAAGGAAGATATTTTATAACTCACTTTAAAGAGTTGTTTGCTCTTGATGGAAAAGTAGCTGATTTCACTGAAAATGATATTCAAAGAAGGAATACTATCGGTAAACTTTTACAAGAATGGGGTCTAGTTGAAATACTCAATACAGAGGAATTAGTAGGTTGTCCTATGAGCCAAGTCAAAATAGTTTCTTTTAAAGAGAAAACAGATTGGCAATTAGTACCTAAATATAATATTGGTAAAAAAAGATAAAACAAATTATAAATCTTGTATAAATAGTTTCGTCAGTTGATCTGACACAATACCGGGACGCCGTAAGGGTCCCATTACATACTCGCTGAAAAGGAGACGCAAGATGGTAACTCGTAAGTACAATGTGGCCAGCATGGCTGAAATTTTAGATAATGTTCGTCCATTCACCGTGGGCTTTGATAAGATGTTTGATAACTTAGAAAATGTTTCTGAATTATCTAATAACTATCCCCCGTATAACATTATCAAACAAGACGATGAAAATTTCGTCATTGAAATCGCTGCGGCTGGATTCACGAAAGATGAATTCAACATTCATGTAGTACCAGAAGGCAACAAACTTGTTGTCCAAGGTGTACAAGATCGTGGTGAAGATGAAAAAGAATACTTTCATAAAGGTATTGCAGCTAGAAACTTTACACGAACTTTTGCTTTGTCAGAAGACGTTGAAGTGCTAGATGCTGATTTTAAAAATGGTATGTTATGTATTTCTCTTGTAAGAATTATTCCCGAAGAGAAGAAACCAAAAGAAATTAAAGTGAACTGAATATAGGATTTTGTTATGGCCGAAGTGCAAATTATAAAACTCTCCTCAGGAGAAGACATCATTGGTTCTGTTACAGAGGTAACCCTTGAAGGCGGACGAATGATTCAAATTGAAAAGCCTTGTTATATCATGATGAGGCCTAAGCCTGAGAATGAGTACGAATTTGTACTCGGCCTAACTCCTTACGCCCCCTATGCAAAAGATAATATTGTACCGATTATGCCTATGCATGTTGTTTCGGTATACAGTCCCTCTACTGATTTGTTAAATGAATATAATAAAAGATTTGGTAGCGGTATCGTTGTGCCTGATGATAAGGTAGCAACAGCTTCTACTAAACAAGTGATCACAGGATAAACTATGTACGAATATAGAGCAACAATAAGAAAGGTTGTGGACGGAGATACCGTTGACGTTGACATTGATCTTGGGTTCGGTGTTTGGTTAAAGGACGAGAGAGTTCGCATGATGGGAATAGACACACCTGAGTCTAGAACCCGTGACAAGGTCGAAAAGAAATTCGGTAAAGCTGCTGGCGCAAGACTGAAAAGCCTTCTCGGTAAAACTGCTGTACTAAAAACTCGTGTAGCGAAAGACGGCGAAGACATGAAAGGAAAATTTGGTCGTATTTTAGGTGACTTTGTAGTTTACTACTCAGAGGAAGACCGCTATTGTCTTGCAGGAGAGATTTTGATTAAAGAAGGCCATGCAGTTAGGTATGAAGGTCAATCGAAAGATGATATACAAGAGCAACATCTAGCTAACCGAGAAAGACTAATAGCCGAGGGCATAGTTACTGTTTAAGCACTTGACATATGACTCCCTTCATTGTATAATGTTTAAAATGATAGGGAGTTTTAATGTTCTACACATACGCTAAACACTACGGCAACAAGATACTCTACAGGGGTATCAGTAAAACTGGCAAACGACAAACAGCCAGACACGATTTTCAACCTACTCTATTCGTTCCTTCTGATAAGCCGAGCAAGTATCGGTCAATGTTCGGAGAAAATGTTTCTCCTGTAAAGTTTCAATCTAACACTGAAGCTAAAGAATTTATCCATAACTATTCTCATGTTTCTAATTATCCGATTTATGGTCAGTCTGATTGGAACTATCAATATCTAACTGAAAAGTTTCCTGACGAAGTTCCCTGGGACCAAAGCAAAATAAAACTTATTTCAATAGATATTGAAACTACAGTAGAACATGGCTTCCCTGATGTATTGAACCCTTTAGAAGAAATCACACTGATTACTATTCAAGATGCACACACTAAGGAAATAATTACTTGGGGCTGCGGAGAGTATACTCCTACTGAACATACAGCACACTTGAATGTTGATTACCGCTGGTGTGAAGACGAAAAAGCATTGTTGAATGATTTTTTGAATTGGTGGGTTACGGATCCCCCCGATGCTGTCACTGGTTGGAACATTCAGTTATTTGATATTCCCTACATGGTTGTTAGAACAGAGAAACTTTTTGGCGATGATATGAAAAAAGGATTCAGTCCTTTCAGTCTCATCAAAAGAAAAGAGGTTAAGATAGGAAATCGTCAATTTCTGAGGTACGATATCTGGGGCATAGCTCAGTTAGATTACTTAGACTTGTACAAGAAGTTTACTTATGTCACTAGAGAGTCATACAAGCTAGATCACATCACTGAAGTTGAATTAGGTCACAAGAAGCTAGAGAATCCGCATGATTCTTTTAAAGATTTTTACGTAAAGGATTGGAACTTATTTGTTTCATATAATATCATTGATACCGTTCTTGTAGATGAACTAGAAGACAAACTTAAATTGATTGAACTTTGTTTTACTATGGCATATGATGGTAAGATGAATTATTCTGATGTAGCTTCTCCTGTAAAAACTTGGGACTGTTTATTGTACAATCATTTGTGGAAACAGAATGTAGTATTTGGACAAAAAGAACTCAAAGAGAATAGGAGTATTGCAGGTGCGTATGTACAGGAGCCTGAACCTGGTTCTTATGAGTGGGTAGAAAGTTTTGATGCTACTTCATTGTATCCTTCTATTATTATGCAATACAACATGTCTCCAGAGACACTAGTACCAGGTGAAGTGTATGATGTGACTGTAGATGGTATGTTAGAACGCAAGTACTCGTTCAACACTAAAAATGCAATCGCTTCTAATGGTCAATGTTTTTCTAGAGACAAACTAGGATACATGCCAGAGATTGTTCAAAAGTTTTTTGATGATCGTTTGAAATATAAAAAACTAATGAAGGAGTCTGAACAACTTTTTGAAGATACAAAGGATCCTAAATACAAAAAGGATATTGCTAAATACAATAACTTTCAGATGGCTCGTAAAATTCAACTCAACTCACTCTATGGTGCGATGGCGAATGCTTATTTCAGATTTTTTGATACGAGAATTGCTGAAGGTATAACATTGTCAGGTCAAGTTATTATTCGTGAAACTGCTAAAGCGTTAGACGAATACATGAACGAAGTTTGTGGAACTGAGGATGAAGTATATAGTTTCTATTCCGATACAGATTCCTGTTACATCACAATGAAAGGACTTGTAGATAAATTTTTTGCTGGCAAAGAAAAAGAAAAACTTGTTGACATACTGGACAAAGTTGGCACTGAACAAATTGAACCTTGCATTTCAAAGGCGATGGATAAATTAGTAGACTATACTAATGCGTATGAGAAAAAGATATTTTTCAAACGAGAAGCCATAGCAGACAAATCTATTTGGGTTGCTAAGAAAAGATATGCTATGAATGTTTACGACAATGAAGGAACAAGGTATCAAACTCCTCAACTAAAAGTTATGGGGTTAGAAATTGTTCGTTCGTCAACGCCCGCTCCAGTCAGAGCCTCTCTCAAAGAAGCGGTTAAATTGACTCTCACGGCGGATGAAAAAACTCTTCAAAAATTTATTGAAAAAACTAAAAATGATTTTAAGAATATGCCAGCAGAAGAGATAGCATTTCCTAGAGGCTGTAATAATATGGGAGAATATCACAGCAATGAATTCATCTATGGGAAGAAATGTCCGATACATGTCAGAGGAAGTCTGCTATATAATTTCTATTTGAAGAAGAATAAACTTACTAGTAAATACGAATTGATACAAGAGGGAGACAAAATTAAATTCTTGTATCTGAAAGAGCCTAATACAATACGAGAAAATTGTATTTCTTTTAATTCTGAAATACCTCGAGAATTTAATTTACATCGTTATGTTGACTATGATTTGATGTTCCAGAAAGCGTTCCTTGATCCTATGGATACTATTGTGAAAGCTATAGACTGGGAAATTGAGGAGAAGCATACACTTGAGGATCTTTTTTCTTAGGCTATTGACAAATGACAGAAAAGCATGTTATAATGTTCCTAATATTTAAAAAACAATTTGAGATCGGAGAAGATAATGAGTTTAATAGAAAAACTGAAAAAGAATAGTACTATAAAAGATACCGCTATTCTTAATAATTCAAAGTTTTTTGGTACTAAAGATTTAATTCAAACCGCTGTTCCTGCGCTTAATGTTGCATTAAGCGGTAGACTTGACGGTGGTCTGACTCCTGGACTGACAGTATTTGCCGGTCCTTCTAAACACTTCAAAACAGCATTTTCATTATTACTTGCTAAGTCGTATTTGGATAAGTATGATGATGCAGTGGTTCTTTTTTATGATTCAGAGTTTGGTACGCCGCAGGCATATTTTGATACTTTCAATATTGATACTAGCAGAGTAGTTCACACGCCTATCACTGACATTGAACAATTGAAACATGATGTGATGCAACAAATGAATGGGTTTGAGCGAGGAGACCATGTAATTGTTGTTGTAGACTCAGTTGGCAACCTAGCTTCTAAGAAAGAAGTGGATGACGCTCTTGACGGAAAATCTGTTGCTGATATGACGAGAGCAAAGCAGATGAAGTCATTGTTTCGAATGGTTACTCCTCACTTGACAATCAAAGACATCCCTATGGTAGTTGTAAATCATACTTATCAAGAGATTGGCATGTTTCCGAAAGCAGTTGTGTCAGGAGGTTGTGTTGTTGCAGGCACTATGATTCAAACTCCTGATGGGTTGAAAGCAGTTGAAGATTTCAATGTGGGTGAAAAAGTAATCACAGTTGATGGTCCTAAAGTAGTCACTCATGTATGGAATCCAGATACATTAGAAGTAGGTGAGCCTGAATGTTATGAAGTTGAATTTGAAGATGGATACAAAGTAATTTGCTCAGATAAACACAAATTCCTAATTGATGATAGGTGGGTTGAGGCAAAAGACTTGTCTATTGGTCAAGATGTGTCAGTAGTATAGTATAGTTAAAAATCTGTTTCTTATAAATATTTACTATACTGTAGATACTTATAGGAGACATAAATGAACTACCAGAGAATATATGACAATCTTATTTTTAATGCTAAACAGCGAGAGGTTTCTGGGTATACTGAAATGCACCATATAGTTCCTAGATGTATGGGAGGTGATAACTCAGAAGACAACTTGATTAGACTTACTGCAAGAGAGCATTTTATTGCACATGAACTTCTTTTTAAGATACACAGAACCAGTAAACTTGCACACGCTTGGTTTTCTATGTTGAGGTGTGACAAAAATCAGCAAAGAGAATTTACTTCTAGGCAATATGCTAGGGCTAGAAAAGCCCACTCTGAAGCATTAAAAATTTCAATGAAGGGTGCAAATAATAATTTTTATGGTAAAAAGCATACAGAAGAGACTAAGCGAAAGATTGGTGAAGCAAATAAAGGTGAATCCAGAAGTCCTGAACAAATACAGGCTTGGGTTGACAATATAGCTAGAAAACCTAAAAGCAAGGAGCACCGAACAAAGATTGGAAGAAAAGGATTTGTTATGTTGAAAAATGTCAATACTGGCGAATCTGTGAGGGTTGACAAAGAGACAGCAAAAAGTTATAATAGAAATATATGGAAAAATCCTGCAAGCATTTCACAGAAAAGAGAAAAATGTATTTACTGTGATATGGAAACTATATCATCGAACATTAGAAGGTGGCACAATGAAAATTGCAAACATAACCCCAATAGGTAAACAGAAAGTTTACGATTTATCGGTAGAAGAAGTAGAACATTATGTATTAGAAAACGGCGTTGTTACGCACAACACAGGCATCTACTACTCAGCAGATAACATCTACATCATCGGCAGACAGCAGGAGAAAACAGGTAGTGATGTTACAGGATACAATTTCATTATCAATGTTGAAAAATCTCGCTTTGTAAGAGAGAAGTCAAAAATTCCTGTTGAAGTTTCTTTTGAAGGCGGTATCGCAAAGTGGAGTGGTCTTCTTGACATGGCACTAGAATCTGGGCATGTTATTAAACCTAGTAATGGTTGGTATCAAAGAGTGAACACTAAAACAGGAGAAGCAATTGATCCTAAATCAAGGAGAGCAGATACATACTCTAAAGATTTCTGGTTGCCTATTCTTCAAGATGACACCTTCATTGATTGGATAACTAAGAGATACACTATTTCAAGTTCTGATGGTATAATGACAGAAGAAATAAGTGAAGAAGATATAGAAAATGTTTATGAAGAACTTGAAGCAATCGAAGACTAAAGGTCAGTGTGATCGTTGTCAGATAACGATATACGAAACTGATCAAGCACTATGCTTTCACACGGATACGGAAGAATTGTATCTGTGTGAGGCGTGTGTTGAAAACATACGCAAAGAATTTATTGAGGAAAATAGTTAGTGTTACAAAATATTGAAAAAATTGTTTTATCTAATCTTTGTTATAATGAAGATTTTTTGAGAAAGGTGATTCCTTTCTTTAAGCCTGAGTATTTCTCTAACGGCTCAGAAAGAGTAATCTTCAATAAAATATTGGAGTATACTACAAAATACAATTCCCCTCCTTCTAAGCAAGCTATTATGATTTCGGTTACAGATGATAAATCTGTTTCTGAAACACAGTTCAATGAGATACAGGAAATTGTAAGTAACATTGAGAATGAAGAAATAGATCAAGAATGGTTGATTGACGAAGCCGAGAGATTCTGTAAAGACAAAGCTATCTATAATGCTATTATGGATGGTATACAGATAATAGATGGTAAAAACAAAGAAATGGGCAAGGATGCTTTGCCTGGTATATTTGCTGACGCACTCGCAGTAGGATTTGATACTAACATCGGTCATGATTACATAGACAACGCTCCTCAACGATATGATTTTTATCATAGACTAGAAGAAAAACTTCCTTTTGATTTGGAGATGTTTAATAAAATTACTGACGGCGGTTTGGCTAATAAAACGCTCAATGTAGCATTGGCAGGTACTGGTGTTGGTAAATCTTTGTTCATGTGTCATATGTCAGCAGGACACATTGCTCAAGGCAGGAATGTTTTATATATTACTTTAGAGATGGCAGAAGAAAGAATAGCAGAAAGGATTGATGCGAATCTAATGAATGTTCCTATTCATCAATTGAAAGACCTTTCTAAAGAAATGTTTGAAGATAGGATTAGTAAGATAAACGATAAAATTCAAGGTCGTCTTATTGTTAAAGAATATCCTACAGCATCAGCACACGCAGGACATTTTAAAGCATTACTAGATGAACTGAAACTTAAAAGAAACTTTATTCCTGACATAATATTCATTGATTACTTGAATATTTGTGCTAGTAGCAGATTCAAGGCAAACACCTCGGCTAATTCTTACACTATTATTAAAAGCATTGCAGAAGAACTCAGGGGATTAGCAGGTGAATTCAATGTTCCTATTGTTACAGCTACACAAACTACTCGCAGTGGGTATGGTAATAGTGATGTAGAACTTACAGACACATCAGAATCTTTCGGTCTTCCAGCTACAGCAGACATTATGGTTGCTCTTATAAGTACCGAGGAGTTAGAGCAACAAGGTGTGATAATGGTGAAGCAGTTGAAAAATCGTTATTCTGATCCTACTACAAACAAAAGATTCATGATCGGTGTTGATAGATCAAGAATGAAACTATTTGATTTAGAAGATGCACAAGCAGGACTAACTGATTCAGGTGCTTCTAAGCAGGATGACACACCTGTATTTGACAGAGGCAAAGAAGAAAGTAATTATGAGGGGTTCAAGTTTTAGATTTTTATAAATAATAGTATTCAACAGAGGACACTATTATGGCAGAAGAAAAACTTACCGTTGAGGCATCCAAAGAATTAGAAGATGCTGATTTGAACAGCGATGGTCATCTTTCAAAAGTTGAAATGGAGTTGATGTTGGACGCTAAAAGAAAGCGATTAGATGATGAGGATGCAATGCGAGATGCCCAACGAAAAATGGCTTGGTTCGCATTAGGTGGAATGCTTTTATATCCATTTGCTGTAGTTATGGCAGAATTAGCAGACCTTCCAACAGCGTCTACGACTCTCGGAGATATGGCACCAACCTATTTTGTGTCAGTAGCAGCGATTGTAGCGGCCTTCTACGGCAAGACTGCCTTTGAGAATAAAAATACATAATGTCTACTTTCCTACTGAATGATGATTGGAAGATACAAGCCGCCAGAGGCAAACTCCGCAATTCTTACCATGTTCATAAATTCGGTGCGAATTCTAGTCCTGCCAGTGGAGTAGAAGAAACTGTATGGGATGGTTCAAATTTATACCCTTGGACAACTTGGAATGGCAGTGCAGATAATGTATTCCTTAAGTCTGGTGAATCAGATGACGCAGGAATCACTGTGTTTATTCAAGGATTAGATGAAAATTATGACTTACAATCTGAAATACTTACACTTGATCCTACAGACCCAACTGCAACAGCAGTTGCCTCTTCTAATACNNACATCATGGTTCTGCTTCTGGTACTCCGGTCGCAATAATTACAGCGGGTGAAGGACAAACATTGATGTCCGTGTACACGGTTCCTGATGGTCATGTTGCACTTCTCCTTAAGTACGATTTTTCAGGTAGTGCAAACTCCGCAGTACAATCTAGACTACTCACTTGTGTAGACGGCGGCACTTTTAGAAATCAACACGCAGGTTCTACATATGGTGGACAATATACATATGAATTCAGCATACCATTAGTAGTCACTGCCAAGACTGATATCGATATGAGGGTAACTGCTGGAACTGGTTCTTCTCACATAACAGCTAGTTTCAATCTTTTGATAATTAAAGACAATGAATTCAACTTGTGGTCAACTGGATACTAGCCTCAGATACTCTGTACTGTAATTCTTTTCTAACCTCAATACCTTATTACTATAATAATAACGATCAGCACAGGCGCTCTCAGAGCGTCTGAGGCTTCCTCTAAGTTATTGATTTTATTGCACTTTTAGTGCTTGACATTTGATCTTAATTGTACTATAATTGAGGTATAAAATAAATTAATAATTCTCTAACCCGTTGATTTTTAAGTAATTTTTATTTAAAATAATGCTTGACATTTGGTATGTCAGTTGCTATAATAACGGTATAAAATGATGAAACGACTTGTGAGGAGTCATTATGGACAATTTGACTGGAGTTAGTGCAATTTTCAAAGACAGAGACACCAAGGATTCTCTTGGTTATAGCGTTGTTCCCGGCGGCATAGACGCTGGTCGCTATGCTACTCCTGCAGTCGCAGTGCAGGCTTATGCGGATGAACTGCATGGTCTTATCAGCGATCTGTCAAAGGACGCTATGGGTGTACGTCTTCGTACCGACTTTTCGGATGCTAGTTTCTTCCAGATGGAAATGGAAGCCGAACATTGGGCTTCGTGCATTGAGCGGGAGCTTAATGGGGACCAGCAGTTGAAGGAGGAGTCCCTCGAGGTTTTCATGCACTATGCGCCAGACGTAGATACAGCCCACCGTTGGTTGAAGGAGGTAATATAATGAGTAGTTGTGCTTATCCGTGTCAGACAGAAATGAAGAAGTATCATCTAAAAGGGAC